TATCTTCAAGATGAAAATGGAGAGACATTTGTATTTGGATTGGATTTAATATATCAATATATTGGAAATATAAACCATTATCCTGATTGGTGATGATTGAATTAAAAGACTGGTTAAATTCTATCAATTTCACCAAGGAAAACTTGATGGAAGATCCTGATGCAAAAAGGGACTATGCTCCTTATATTATAAATCGTTGTCTATCAGGTAATCTTGATTGTATAATGTTCGTTAATGAGATGAACATAAATCATCATTTAGATAAAGACCTCCAATATTCTTTTTATCTAAATACTTTGAGGAAAAAGAAGAGATTTTCTCCCTGGCTCCGAAAGGATAAAGTCACGGACCTCGAAATCATTAAACAATACTATGGTTATAGTAACGAAAAAGCATCACAAGCTTTAAAAATCTTATCACCTGAACAAATTAATTTTATTAAACAACGACTTGATATTGGAGGAATGAAATGAGTACTACCGTGGAACCTGAAGTAAGTTGGTCCCAGGACCAGATGGTAGAAGTACTTCTAAATGAACCAGATGATTTCTTAAAGGTCAGAGAAACCCTTACAAGAATTGGTGTAGCATCAAGAAAAGAAAAGAAACTTTACCAAAGTTGCCATATATTACATAAGCAAGGTAAATATTACATAGTGCATTTTAAGGAGTTATTTGCTCTTGATGGGAAGCACGCTAACCTTACTTCTAACGATGTTCAGCGTCGGAATCGTATTACTCGTCTCCTGGCTGATTGGGGTTTGATTTCTATAGTCAAGGAAGATTCTGTTTCTGACATTGCTCCACTTAATCAAATTAAAGTTCTTGCTTATAAAGATAAGGGACTGTGGGCATTAGAACAGAAGTATAATATTGGAAAGAAAGGAAAGACGCAGGAAACCGAATAAGAAAGTAGGGGATTCAACATCCCCTTTTTTTATGGTCTGTGCTATAAATAGGTATGGATGCCGAAAGGGTCCACAAAACAACAAACTCGCTTAGTAAAGGAGCTACTATCATGGGAAACCTAGCAAGGTATCGTGCTGCAGACCTTCCAGAATTAATGGATCGCATCACGAAGAACAGTATCGGACTGGACAGTTATTTGGATCAGTTTTTTAATGTTACTCAGCAACAAACTTATCCACCTTACAATTTAGTACAGGTAAACAATGTCGAATCAAGACTTGAAATCGCACTCGCAGGATTCAAGAAAAAGGAAATCAAAGTCTTCACAGAGTTTGGAAAACTATATGTGGAAGGCAAAAAGGAAGAATCAAAGGATGATGGAGAATTTGTCCATAAAGGACTGGCCCAACGGTCCTTCTCTAGGGTCTGGACGATCTCCGACGATACAAAGGTTGGATCCGTCAGCTTTGAGGATGGACTCCTCACAGTCGTATTAGGAAAGATAGTTCCAGAGCATCATGCTCGGAAGGATTATCTCTAAATATTAAGGGGTGGACAAACCACCCCTTTTTTGTTATAATCTCTATTATTGAGTATGAGGTATGGCGGAACAACAAAAAATAAAATTTACCATTAGGCAAGATGGCACTGTAACTGAAGAGGTTATGGGTGTTGTTGGTAATGATTGTGAAAACCTTACCAAAAGAGTTGAAGAGAGGCTTGGAGAAGTCCAAAACGTTCAACACAAACCAGAATACTATCAACAGCAGGTAAACACGGAAGATGTCACACTTCAGCACCATCAAGACTAAGATAAAGGAAAAGGATTTTTTAGTAGAAGCATTAAATCTTCTTGGACATGAAGTTAAACAAGATCAGGAACTTGTTGTTACTGGTTCTCATGGTCATCAGCATCCAGTAGTGCAAGCAGATATTTGTATTGCTAAGGATATCGGATTTCGTTGGTGTAATGACCATCAGGCATATGAATTAGTAACGGATATAGAAACTTGGAGTTTACCTACTCCTCCAGCAAGATTTCTTGACAAAGTTACCCAACAGTATGCTAGAATGACTTTGCATAATACAGTTAAGGAAATGGGATTTGAAGTGGAAGAAGAATGGGAAATGGATGACAACTCTATAGAATTAACAGTTACACGTTGGAACTAAATTATGACAATTAAGTTGGTTCTCCTTAAGTCAGGGGAAGATATTATTACGGATATCACTGAGATGCGTACCAGTGATGAACCAGATGGTAGGGTTGTTGGATATTTTTTTGACAAACCATGTGTTGTGAAGATGAGAAATCCTCAAACACAACAACCTGATGGGAATACTCAGAAAGCAGGATTTGAGGTATCTCTTTTCCCGTGGATGCCTTTATCGGCGGACACTAGAATTCCTGTCACTGCTGATTGGTTAATTACAATGGTTGAACCAACAGCTAAATTAAAACAAATGTACATTGAGGATGTAGTAAATGGACCGCTTGGTAAAGATAATTCACCTAACAACCAATCAGATTCTGATAAGTGAATTAGTTGAGGTTGCTCCAATGGATATAGGAGCACCTGATTGTAAGATGGTTAATCCATTTACAGTTAGAGAAGAGGCAGATAGTATTTCTCCTATTTTAGAACCTTGGTTACTTAATGTGACAAAGGATGATATATTCATGATTAGTTCTGATAAGATACTTACCTTGGCAGAACCAACTCCAACCCTACTTGAAAAATACTTAGACCTTACTAAATGAAATTCTATACCAATGTTCAATTGATCGGCAACCAATTTTTGGTCCGTGGAGTTGAGAATGGGAAGAGATATGAGCATAGGGATGAATTTTTCCCCACTTTATTTGTCAAATCTAAAGGAAAAGCTAAATATAAAACGTTAAGTGGAGAATCAGTTGAACCTATTAATCCAGGAACGGTCAGAGATTGTCGTGACTTCTATAAGAAGTACGAAGATGTTGAGGGATTTGAGATATATGGGAATGACAGGTATATTTACCAATATATTTCAGAGAAATACCCAGAGGATGAAGTCAAGTTTGACATATCTAAAATTAAGCTTGTTACTTTGGATATTGAAGTTGCGTCTGAGCAGGGCTTCCCAGATGTGGAGTCGTGCTCAGAAGAGATTTTGGCAATCTCAATACAGGACTATACAACTAAGCAGATTATTACTTGGGGAATTAAACCCTTTGAGAATAATAGGAAGGATGTAACTTATTATCATTGTCCAACAGAGCACCAACTTCTTACATCTTTTATTCAATATTGGATGCAGGATGTCCCAGATGTTATTACTGGGTGGAACATTCAACTATACGATATTCCATACATTGCAAGAAGATTGAATAGAGTTCTTGGTGAGAAGTTGATGAAA